TTTGGAAACGACCGAGGCTATGCCCCACTCTATACGTTAGAGTCAACGGTATCCTTAAGTACGACCAAACGAGGTGCAAACCCCAAACCACGCCGACCTTCACAGGTTCTGGTAAAGGTCTCCCGGGTTTCCGGGTTGATCGGGTGCTAGATGAATATCTGCCATGATATTATCAGAAACCAATTTAAATTTTGATTAATGAAATACCTTAGCAGAGTACGTAGTCTAAGAGCAGGAACAATAGGTTATATCTCTCAAAAGAGTTTTATAACTTATGTCTCTGTCTTAAGTTGAATCTTCCGTTTGGAGGCCAACTCCCTGCATGTTTTGCGGGATCGGATTTCGAAACTGATAGATAAGAACGGTAAAAGTTTTACTGTTCAATATCTTAAGGAATCAGTCCGTATATACCAGCATTACCTTGCGGGCGAACCGGTACACCTTAGCAAAGGTGTGCCTATAGGTCTCTCAGGTGGATTACCCACTATCATCCCAGGTAAACTCCGTTTAGAAATTAAGCGGAATAACCGTGATGTTATTAAGTGTGTATTCACCCTTCTTTCTGTTTACCGAATAATGAAAGTAGAAGGGAAGTTAAGTTTAGAGACTATTACAAGTCCTTTTAAAGGGACTATAGCCTCTTTACATCTTCCTGCTCTACAATACTCGATTCTACAATTACTTCAGATTGGGAAATTTAGTCCCAAGAAGTTACGTGGAATTGAGTTACGTTACTCGGGCTCAGCTGGACCCAATCACAAAACGGCTACTCTGGGTTTGTTCCTAGATGTAGCGGCCTGACTTCAGCATAAGGATTTACTGAAAGACTTAGAGTCTTTCTGTAGTCTTCATGATGAAGGTAAGGCGTTTTATGATATGTTCTTTCCAGAGGGATTAAACTTAGAGATTGATAATACAATCCATAAGAAATCTTTAACTCTGGGAAGGCTTGCTCTAAAAGAGGAAGCCGCAGGTAAGGTACGGGTATTTGCTATAGCGGATCTGATTACTCAGTCAGTATTCGGTCCTTTACATGAGTGAATCTTCGAATTACTTCGGAGACTACCCATGGACGGGACTTTCGACCAGAAAGCTCCTCTAGAGCGACTTCAAAAGAAGTTACTCTCGGGTGAGCTCGACGGAGAAACTATTTACTCGTACGATTTATCAGCTGCCACAGACCGATTGCCTTCCTATCTACAACGAGATATTCTCAATTGTATTTTCGGAGAGCCTTTCGGTACTTTATGGCGTTCGATCATGGTGAATCGGGATTGACTGTTGAGGCATGATGCCTCTTCAGAGCAATACGTTCAATCAGATGTACGGATACGGTACTCCATTGGTCAACCCATGGGAGCTTTAAGCTCCTGAGGTATGTTAGCTCTGACTCATCATATCATTGTCCAAGAGGCAGCCCGTAGATGTGGTCTTTACCACTTTACGGATTATGCTTTATTGGGTGATGATATAGTCATAGCTAATACTCTTGTGGCCAAACTCTATCATATTATTATGACCGAGGAGCTTGGAATGGATATTTCCCTTCACAAATCTTTGGTTTCAAAGAACTCATTTGAGTTCGCGAAACAATTGATCCGTGGAGAAGATAACCTTTCCCCGCTCGGCCCCAAGAACATACTACTTTGCTTAAAATCTTCTGGAGGGATTGTATCCCTCATAGTAGATATGATAAGCAAAGGGGTTACTTATGATGAAGCTAGTGTAGAAGACTTATTTAAGAAGGTTCCTACTCTTTCGAGAAAGAGAACCAACTTAGTTAAGTGAACTATACTAGGACCTTTTGGACTTGTGCCTACAGAGAGTGGATTAACGTCTTCTATGAAGCTCGTTAATTCGCTTACTCCTGTTTATATTATCTCGTTATTGTCCTCTATAGACGATGAACTTCATAACGAAGCTCTTCTTCTACATTGGTCTAATGCCGAGAAATATACGAGGGCGTTCACACGTCTTACTATGTGAGATGTGGGTTCACCTTTTGCTAATCGCAAGGAGGTGTCGGCATATCTAGAAGGTATCCGTTCTCTCATCTGTGAGAAGTATTTATCTGAGATAAATACTTTCAATTCTACTGCACCAGTTCGAAGATTTATCTTTGATGGACCGATAATTAATTTTAATTATTATCGGGAAGGTTTTATGAAAGAGATCATTAAGTACATAACTACAAAAGTTAATGTGCCTAATGAACCTGTTTCACCCTTCGATCCATTCGACTTATCAGAACGGGTCCAGTTGCCCTGACGTTCTTTAACTGTTGGAGAAGATTTCTTCTCTAGAGTTAAAGCCCGTGAAGAGCAAAAGAAGAGAGAGAGGAGTAACCTCTGGATGGCCAGATAG